CCAAAAGTGTCTGCGTCTTCTTGGAATTCAAACTCAAAAAACACAGCACTGCTTGGATCCGCCGTAGCGGCACCATTCTCGTCGCCCAGTCTGATGTTTGAGAACTGTGATCTTATCTTGTTGAATAAATCTTCGGAGTTTTTAGGGTTCATATAGTGTATTTATTATCCTGTGAACGATCCAAATATGGGCATTGGTGTTATCTCACTTGTACGATCTGTCCATTTCTCAAATATTTTAGGGTCAAAATCCGCTAATACTTTCATCATACGAGTCATTAACAAACACGAACTGACTAGGTCATCATGCTGTCCTGGTTTTGCTTTGAAACTCATGCCGCTAGCCACAAAGTCTTTTAACTCTGATATAAGCAGTTGTGAATTGATCTTCATCTTATTGTTCTCTATAAGTTCTTTGAATTTTGTACAGGCATCTATCTTGTGTTTGGCGGTGGTGTTGAACCCTCTCCTAAACTTACGCCTGTGTCCTTTCCTGATGGGTTCAGACAGGAACATGCCCATGATGTTCTCCTCACCTATGTCCATGACCCTCATCAGTGCGGCCTCACCTATAGAGTTGTTTTCCATGCTGTAAAAAATCTGTGGACTTGCGGTAGCATCCTTTTCCATAATAGTGTCGTGTATGTGTTTGTTGATGCTTTGCAGTATCCTTACCTGTTGGTTCATTGGTGTCATGTTGTGATGCCATTCTCCCACTTGCTCAAATGTGGGCAACTCAAAAACTTGTATTGCCGCATAATCTCCTCCAGTACCCATCGATGGATCTAATGACACCATGTAGGTATGTCCTGGTGTTGGACGTTTAAACCAACGTACCTGTCCTGTTGTCTCCACAGGAGCCGCGGCTTCCATGTCTGCCAAATGTATACTGTCTATGAGTGTTTCATCAAAGATCAAGAATTCGCATTCGTGTTCCCTTCTGAATCTCTCATCACCAATCCTGGCCTTTTCCGCTTCTGCCCATTCCTCATTTCTATCTGGGTGTTCTGACCAGTGTGCTTTCATGGCATAGAAACCATTAGTTCCTACAAGTTTATCATTGCCATATTCATCAAATCTCTTGTTTGCCTCTTTCCAGATCAATGCGAACTGGTCTTCGTCACTGTTGGGTGTGCTGGTGATCATGCACTTACCACCTGTACTCAATGTTGGTGACAGTGATGTCCAAAACTCTTTGGCCTTCTCCGGTGGTTGCACGAATGCGAACTCATCACAGTAGATTAGTGTAAGTGACATACCCCTACCTGTGTTTTCAGTTGTCGTGGTCGCCATTATCTTTGATCCGTTGTCAAACTCTATGCTGTTCCTGTTGTACTGTGTTACACCTGCTTTGATCCAACTTGGTAACATCTCGTATGCGTAACGCACCCTTGACATGATATCTGATGCTCCTGCGTATTTGTGTGCCGCGATTAGTATCTGTGAATCTGGTCTGAACATTGCATACCATATTAGGAAGCCAGAGGCACATGTGGTCTTACCTGTCTGCCTGGGAAGCATGGCTATCGAGAATCTGTGATCGTTGTAACTGTTGATCAGCCTCTCTTGGTATGGGAATGGTTCAAATGGCATTGACCCTTTTACCGGGTGCTGTATCTTCATGAATGTTTTCATAAAGAACAATGGGCCTGTTTTTGGGTCCATGCATTTCTCAAGTTGTTCAACTTGAGCCTTGCTGTATTTGTGTTTCTTGTGCGCCTTCTTGATTTGGTCGCTGTCTAGTGATACATACGCCATAGTGTAGTATTTAACGCTGTGATGGTACTTGGAAAAGTATTACTTTGCTTCTTTGTCTTTGATGGCTTTTTTCATTGGTTCTTTCTTGTCGCCATCTTTGTCCATGTCCAAGAAGTCAGGTTTTGCCGCTTCTTGATATGCAGTTTTGAAACTTTCGTACTGTGTTCTAAGACTGTTAGCCAACTCTTCTTCCGTTATCTTGTCCTCTGCCGCCATTGGGTTGTCGCCTGGAGAAACTCTTGGATGAGTTTGCTTTTGTCTGTTCAATCCACCTGAATGTTTGTTTACCAGACTGTCTATGTCTTGTACTTTCTCTTCAGGTTCGTTTGCGAACGTTTCTTCTTTTTGCTCGTCTTCTGGATTCTTGATTATGTCTCTCATCCTAGCCATGTCCATCGAACCCGCCGCATCGTCTTGATCCATTTCTGGTTCTGCGTGTGGTTCTGCTTGTGGTTCGTCTGCACCGATCATTGCCGGATCGACTTGTTGCACACCCGCAAGTTTTAATATCTGCATCATCATTGATGCTTCTTGTGGAGTGTCTGCTGAAATTTGAATTGCTTCTTTCACAGTTTCTTTTTTGTCTTCTTTGCCTGCTGTCATCTTGCCTTCAACTGCTTCTTCTGTTCCATTTATGCTGTCCCAGAAACCTGCTAGGCTCTCGCCATGTTTCTTAATGAATTCTTCTCTTGAAAGTTTCTCTGCCTCGTCGTGCAAGTAGTCTTTCATGCCACCCTCTGTGACTGCTTTTGGATTTGTCTTCTCAACGTTTTCCACTGCGTCTTTAACCAATTCAGGTTTTGATTCTGCTATTTCTTTTAATTTTGTTAACACGTCGATCATTTCCATAACTTATTTCCTTTTTGGGTCTGGGTGTGGGTTAGTTGATTTTGTTAGAGGACTTGGTGTTCCTTCTTCCTCTTTGCTCATTGCATTTTCTTTTTCTTTTGGAGCGTCTTTGTTCACTTCTCTATCTTTAAGTAATTCTTTTAATAGACCCATGTTTGCTTTTGTAGAATGATAGTCTTCTGCGTTCACTTTAGGTGCGTCTTTGTATTCTATGTCATGCAGTTTGTTTGCATATTCTGATTTCTTTGCAACCTGCATGTCGTTCTGATATTCTTCTGTTGGCTCATTTGGCTTCCTGACAACGATGTGTGTGGCCGGAATCCTTAATAAGTCTGAAAGATACTCATGCATCACTCTTGGTGACTCTGGATAGTTCGTTGTCACGTCAAAGATCGTCACTTGCTCGTTGCTTAAGGCAGGAAAATCAAGTGGTAGTGTCATGATAGGTGTAGTCTTACCCGCTGACATGCTGGCAAGATCAAATTTTTGCAGTGCTGTTTCTAAAGCATTTATATCAATATCTTTCTTTGCACCTGCAATCTTTATTTTATAGTCATATGACTTAGTCGATTCCGTTAGGTAGTCTTTGAATGTGCTCATATGCAATATTTAGTCTTTTTTAAGTAGTTTCTTCATTAATTCGTTACGATCAGATATGACGAATCCGTCGCTTTCTTCCACTGGACCACCGTCTTTGTTGCCCTGATCTAACTTCTGTTTTTTAAGTTGTAATTCGATCATTTTAAGTTTCTTGTCGATCTTGCCGCTTTTGGCGTCTATGGCGTTCCTTAGGAAATTGCCCGCTACTTCAAATATACGTCCCGAATATCGTGAGTCCACGTTCATGCCCAGGTCCATTAGATTCTTGTAACTTTCTTCCGCTTCTATGGCTAGTTTGTCTAACTCTAGGTCTGACAGTTCACCCAACCCTTTTACCTGGGGTAGTGCGGCCGCAACCTTGTCAAATTCCGCATAACTTTTCTGTAGATTCTTCTGTGTCTGTGGATCTAGATTCTTGGCTGATGCGTGTTGTCCGTTGGCCTCCTTGATCTTCTTGTCTTTTTCCTTCTTGTCCACCTCTTTGAATGCCTCTTTGACATTTGGTAAATTGAGGATATCCTCTAGTTTCTTTGTCATTGCTGTATTTACTTACGTTTGCCGTTGTGGAACAACTGTTCTTCTGACACCACTCTGAACTTGATCCGCCTCTGTTTGGCGTATGCGTTTGCGGCCTCCCACTTGGCCATGTTTATAACCACCTGTTTCTTCTTGGCCATACTCTTGCCCGCGGCCTCCATTGTGGTCTGGCTCATGGGCTTGACCTCCACCATCTCTGCGTGTTTACGACCTTCCTTGTCCTGGTACACTATGAAAAAGTCTGGCACGTACACAGTGTACTTGCCCGTGAATGGATGCCTGTATGGTATCTTGATTGACTCCGACGCCCATTGGTACACGTTTGGATGTTCGTCACACAGTCTCATGAAAGAATGTTCCCAACTTGATCTGTATGTTGGTGTTTTGGTGCCCACGTACTTTTCTTGATTCTTGGGAGAGAACTTGCCCCTAGCAAATCTTGGTAACATTAGTCTATGATGTTTCTAGATACCGTCTCTTTAGTGGCCAGTGTTTTCCTCACACCCAGCCTACTTGACTTGTATCTGTTGGCGTTTAATATTATTGTCATCAACTCAGATAGCAACGCTGGTGTGGCGTATGTCAACTGATCCAGTATCTGTTGTGGTTTGATGTTGTCTATCTTGGCCTGTGAAAGTATGGCGTATGCTGTTGACTCTGCCGCGGTCCTTGAGAAATTCCTTTTCACAAAGAATGCGATTGTACTATCATAGTCACCCACATTGAATTCATAGTCGGTCTCATAAGGTGTAGTGGTCAATTTGTCCACGGTCTTCTGTAATTCGTCCTTGTCCTTTGGTGGTAGGTTTGTGTAGAATTCAGCCATTATATTGTTGCTTTCTCTGTTGCTATCTCAACATCCTGTGTTTGTCTTTCAATTTTTATATATCCTTCCGTGACCAATTTCCTTATATCTGTGATTGCCTTACTACGGTATATGTTTTTTACATTGTCCGATGATCCTTCATACTCTATGTTTGACTGAGCCACTGTGAGTCCATTACGAGAACCTATGTCCTTGAAGTATAGACTGGCCGCTATCTCATCTTTAACGTTTGTGTCATTTGAAACAAGATTGAATGCCTCGTCGGCACCCAGGAAGTTCACGGTGTCCACTGTTGAATTTGTTATGACTGTGTTGTTGGCCTGATCATTGTTGTCCGCGGTACCCCTCGCTGATGCCAATGCTGAAGCACCCACTATGGCCGCCGCACCCACACTGAACTGTGCAACTGGATTGGTTATCGAGCCCGCTTGTTTTCCAACTTCTAGTATTCCGTCTTTGGCAATGCCTTTCAGTTCCTCTTTAACGGCTGATTTCTTGATCTTTTTGGCGTTGTTGTAGGTGTTGGAAGCACCAAGGATCGCACCCAGGATGTTTCCTGATTGCACATTCCTGATCACTGAACCTATGCCATCTACTACACCTCCAGGGCCAAATATGCTGTTGGTACCACCACCTAACACCGTCAGTGGGCTAGGAGAATTGTCATAGTTTATTGTGGCGAAGCCTGGAACATTATTTCTGTTTATTATACCTGACTTGTAGATCACTGTCTCGTACAGTATCTGCATGGTGTTGTTCATGACACCTGCACCATCGGCCTGGTCTAGGTTGTCGTGTGAGAAAGATCCTATAACTGGGTTGACCAATGTCATTGACGTGAAACGTTTCTTGTGTAACACGAAGATCTCTATGCCTTTCAAATATGGCTTCTGTCTCTGTCTCGGTGTGTCCATACCAAACTTGGTGGTCTGTCTAGCATCACCGTAGTTGTAGTAGTCGTCCTTGGTGTTTGATATTGTTAGGTCCGAGTTCATGCCTATGCTGTCCGCAATGTTGTACTCGTAGTATTTCTTCCAGAATGCGTTCACGGTGTCTGCATGGTCATCGTGGAATGTGATGTTGACAGGTTCGTACGCTATCCTGGTGCCAGCATACATCTTCTTGTTGTACTGTGTCTTCTCCTCGTAGCTCATGTTGTACTTGGGAAGGTCGCACTGCTTGACCAACATGTTTAGTTGATATCTCTCGTTGGCGTTGAATCCATCAACGAACAAGGTCTCGTCCGTGTTGAACACCACATGGAAAAGGAATTTCTGTTTGGGCATCAACTTGTAATTGTCGTCTATGTACAATCTAGATGCGTGTTGGTAGTCTTTCATACCCGGTAATCCGTCTTGGAAACCTTTTAGGAAGTTGTTTATGCTTGGCATACTCGTATTTATGGCCACAAAAAAAGCGCCTATAAAGACGCTTTTGATGTTATAATTGCTTACTTAATTTTTTTGTATTACTGTCCACCACCTGTACTTAGAGTACCGATCGTTCTAGATACTGCTGTTCCAATTCCTGTTCCTGTTGGAGTTTGGATTGCGTTGTCGTATCTTATTGACATTGTGATAGTTGCTGGATCTGATGTTGCGTATGCCAACGTGTTGTAATTCACGTTCTCAACATATGCACCATATAATTCAAATGTTTCTAACACATTTGGTGCACTTGCTCCGTTACCACCGTCTAGCATCTCAATTCTAGTTGTGAATTTGTAGTCAATACCAGATGCCGCTGAACTCTGTTCAAAGAAGTCAAACTGTTTCTGGATCTGCTCACCAACCAGTTTAGTAACTGAGTTGTTAACATCATCTCTTAGAGTGATTGTGATCGGATCCCAAGTGTGTTTACCTGCAACATAAACTTTTGAGTTGTACACATCCAGTGTCACGTTGTCAAAAGTCAAGTTGGGTCTTGTGATATCGATAACTTGTTTTGTTAGTTCTGATCTTGGTGTTGATACTCCAAAATTCTCCAGGATCGCTCTGAAACGATACTGTAGTTTTGGCATCAATAAACCCTGTGATGCTGAACTCTGATCGTTTGCTAGTGGTACTGTAAATTTTGATAAAGTTGATATTGCCATCTGTTTCTCCTATTTATTCAAAATTAGTTCCCTAACTTTGCAATTTCTCCTGTGTTTTTGATTCTCAACGGTATGTAGATGAATTCAACTGACTTGATCGGCTCAATTGCTATATCCACGTACAGTTCGTTCCTGTCAACCCTTGTAGGTGTGTTGTTCGTGTCATCACAAACTACTAGGAAGTCATACAATGCTCTTTGACCCGTCAACTCCAACAAGAATGATTCTACTGCACCCTTGATCTCGTTTCTAGTCAATTCATCATTTGGTTCAAAGATGAATGGTTTAGCGATTGCATCCAGTTGTGTTCTTAGATACACTGCCAATCTTGAAACGTTGATCCTGTCCAATGCAGAACTTGCCGATGTTTTAGTCAAGTTACCGAAGTTAACGATCCCTGCACCTGAGAAGAAAGTGATTGGATTTACTTTTACCTCGTGCATTGAATCTCTCACTGACTCCGTAACAGATATTGTTTGGAATTCTCCACTTGCTGTGTCGATGTAACCAACCGATGTGGCGTTGTCAACGATACCTCTTCTTGTTCCTGATGGTGCGAACCATGGGAAAGCGATGTTGTCGTTGTTGGCCAGTGTTCTCAACATCATGTGTGATGGTGGAACAACAATTGATTTGCCTGTGTTGTCTGTTGTCAAACCAGATGGATAAAACACACCCAAGTAATCACTTGAGCTAACCAGGCCGTCCTCACCGTTGTCAAGTGCTGACGCTGTGTTGTTTGCCCAGTTCTGTATCGCAGTTGACGTACCTTCTAGTCTGAATGGTGTGTCACCTACTACGAACGCTGTGTTGTTTCTGTCTGTGTTTAGGTTGATCATGTTTGACATCAACTCTGGGTAACCAGGACAAGCAATTACGTTGAAGCCTCTTTGGTCTTCTCTGATTGCTTGGTTGGTGTCGATCTCTGATTTTAATTGTTCAACGATCACTTTTCTCTGTGCTTTCCTACCGAAAGAACCAGAACCGTCTGCGTTGTTGCTTGATTTAGTAACCCATCTGTCAGGGAAGTAAGTTGATACGCTCTCGTTACTTGCTCTGATGTTACCTAAACCAGTTGCGCCGCTTCCTGGATATTTCGTAGTGGTGATGTGATTGTTCTTGTATTCCTTGACGTTGTAGCCAGATCTTCTTGTGTTCCATAACATTATACCCTGTGGATAGTTGTCTGGGTTAGGAGCATCTGGATCTAGGAAACCATCGCTCAACAAGTCTTTGATTGAGCTGGCTGTACCCGCACCGCCTGTTGACAATGAATCTGCCTTGTCTGCCGCTGTGTGATATCTAGCATCCGCGAACACAATACCGTCTTCTGTGGTTTGGTCTGCTTT